GTGACCGTGTAATGGCGTTTAAATGATTCTGAATATTCTGACGCATGGCGTTATATATTTCGTCGGATTTTGTCCCGACGATCTTGAACGCCTTGTTGATGTCAGCAGAGTTCTTCTCCGCACCGGCCAATATTTCTTTTTGGGCTTTCGTGTACTTCGTGGAATCCATTGCCAATTCCACATACATCGTGCCGACGGGTTTGCCTTCTGCCATTATCTGCCCTCAACGATTGATCTGATCTTTGAATATGATTCATGGATTGCCTGACGGAAGAAAGGCTTTGCCCCGCCTTTCCATGCCCCGCGCCCATATTCCATTTGTGTCGCCCACCAAGTCTGAGAGTTTCCAGCGATAACAAGGATGTTATCCACGCCTTCCCTTTCAGTAACGCGGATTGTGTTTTTCATTGCCCCCGGTGTCCGTTCAGTCCAATACTTCCCAACTGCCGGACGAGAAATCGTGCCGACAACGCACTTAGCCTTTGCCGCGTCACGGATCGCTTCAGCGGCCTTTTTAACGCGGACCATTCCAGCCGCTTTAAACTCGCCGTCATACTTCTGAAGGTTGAAATCAATTCTGCTCATCGCGCCTCTGACTCAAGAAATGCCTAAAAGTCTTTGTGACCTTCTCCATGCACTCCCGCTGATTCTTAACGCCGTATAAGTCCATGACGGCCTTGACGGTCTGCAAGTTGATGTCGATGATCTCACCCATCCCCGCCGTGATGACCTGATTCCGGCACATAATGTAAATCGTCCCCGCATCCTGGTTCTCTTCTAAAAGGTCAACGCGGCACTTCTCGCATCTTGATTCACTCCACGGTTCACCGTTCAACGTCGTTGCCCTGCACTCTTCGCAGTGTGGTGCTTGGGTGGATAACCACTCCACCCATTCAATCAGTTTTTTTCAGATGCTTCCTTGTTCTCGACCATCGCGCCTGACAGGATTTCCAGACAACGATTCGCAAACCGCAAAAACTCCGGTGAACCCTTAATCAGCAGATATTTGTTCTCTGCCGTTGGCGGAATGGATTTCCCTGCCGGATCAACAATGTTCCAGTCAGAAATAATCTCATCCCAGAAGGCCATACGTTCGCCCTTCTCCTGTTCCGGTGTCTGTTCGTAGGTGACAACCAGTTCCATCTTCTTTGATACGGTGTTCAATACAGGGGTGTTAATTTTCTTACCTTTGTACTTCTCTGAAATTTCCCTGTTCCTGTCCGGGTCCATCCGCCGAAAACAAATCTTCTCCGTTGTTGAAGGTTCTCCCCACGTCACCTCGCCAGTTAAAGGATCAACTTTAGATTCCTGATATGGAAACCACTCACCGATGCCTAATTTGGATATGTCAAACATTCCTTGCCTTGCCTTTCTGTGCGATTACGCACCTGCTGTTAAGCACCACGGACCAGTGCATTTACCCGAAAAAGAAATCGTTCCGAGTCCAGATTTATCCATTCCGATAGGAACTGCTGTCAGATACAATCCAGCCGCCGCATGCCCCCCTGATGCCGTTGTTACGTTAGGAGTCCAGTAGCTTGTGTTATCCACATACAGACGGATATTAGCGATCTTGCTATTGTTCAGCATTGCACTGACAAGGATGCCCTGCCCCGTTGTGTCCGCCGGATCGTACAGCCCGGAAAACTCAACTGTTCCATAATCCAGCAATCCGGTGATATACTGCTTTGCCGTGTCTCCGAATGAGGTTGTCTCCAACTGGTCAACCGTGATACCATTCAACTTCCACGAACCGATGCCGACAACGGTTGAGGCTCCTAAAGTCACCTTTCCTTTATTCCCCGCTAAAAATGCCATTGCTCAATCCTCCTTTGGTCTAGGGCAAAGAAAAAGGCGGTCATATAGAGGTGTAGCTCTACACAGCCGCCTTAAATCTTTCTTGCGTCACCATTGGATGATCAGTCCGCCGGCAAACCCTAAATTTTAAATTAAGTTACTTTTCTCCTTTTGACGCTTTGCAAATTCCTGTCCTAATCTGTAAAGTTCCCACGTTGCCTGATCCACGGTCATCTTTGTCAGATGCCCAACCTTTATTCCGGTATCGACATATATTTTAAATCCGGCCTTTCTGATGTCGTGGCAGAAGCCAATGTCTTCACCTATCTCGCCACCTTCCACGGTCTTTCTGAATCTAAACCACGGATCAGGAATCCTTGTAAAAACTTCCGTGTCATACAGGACACACCCCGTTCCGGTTGCGTCAACTTCCACAAGTTCGCCGTCTGTCCATTCCGTGACCGTCGAATACTTGGTTATCTCGCCCCTTAACATTAGTGGATCGAAGGGAGGATAACGCCTAAAGAGTAGGCATCCGACCACAGGCAACCGATGAGATAGTAAGCGTGTTATCGTGTCCACAGGATAAACCTGATCCGTGTCCATCAATATCAAATGGGTGCATCCTTGTAATAAGGCATCCCTGACAATGTTATTCCGCATTTCCTCAATCGGCCCGAATGAACTTCTCAAAAATACATAGTCCGGTTTCTCCATGCAGATGAAGGAATCAAAGAACGCCGATGGAACCATCGGAAAATTATTCGGAATCCCTATTCCTAGCTTTAAATTACTTATTCTCACTTGACCGCCTTTCCTATAACGTGCGTATGGATCACGTTTAAATTCTTATCCGTGACAATATCTTCAATTTCCGTAATAGTGAAATTCGCTTCAATGCCGTACATATCCCGAACCTTTTGATTTGAGTAATACAGCCATGAATTTCTATTCCAAAAACTCAAATGTGTCGGGTCTTGAAATGCCCCTCGTCCATCCGTTGAAGGAGTTGACGATTCAAACACTCCCCCAGGTTTTAACACTCTCCATATTTCAGTAATGACCTGTATTGTCTGCCCGATGGGTATGTGTTCAAGGAAGTCATAAGCCCTGACTTCATCAACCGAGTTATCATCAAAGGGAAGTCCCTCAAGGATATCCGCTACCATGTCCGGTTTCGTTTCCTCCCGGTTGTCAATATTGATATAGCCTTCAATATGATTGTACCCGCAGCCGAGATTTATCTTTTTCACTTCGCCCAGGAAATAAGGCCGTTTTTGATTCTTCCAGAAGTCGTCGCCCCACTTTTCAGCAAGGTGTTTGTCACAATCACGGCATATCTTCCCGTAATCTATTTGCTTGTCATCTTGCATCTGCCGGAAAGTCTGACTCCCCTCATGGTGGACGTAAACGCCCCTTGCCACTCCGATTCTATGACCGGCTTGTTTTGCTCTAAAGCAGAAGTCTATTTCTTCCCCGGAACACGGCCACATGGATTCGTCAAACTCCCCTATCTCATCAAAGAGGGATTTCGGGAATACCATCAGAAAACCGATGACGAATGAAACGTCGTCTATGATCCCGGCGAATGTGTCCGATGCCTGTTTCGCCACTTCGTTCAGTTCGTTAAGGTTTTCGTATATCGGAGCCTGTACCTTCTGCGCTCCCGCACAATATCCAGTTGTCGGGCCGACAATAGCATATTCATCAAGCAGTTCTGCTAGCCTGTTAATTGCTCCCGGTGTCACAATAACGTCATTATTCAAGAGGCAAATAACGTCGCCTTTCGCTTCACGAATCCCCTGATTAACCGCCGCCGGGAAACCCTTGTTTTCCTCGTTGCGGATTAAGGTAACATCAACAAACCCGGCATATGGCTTTTCAATGGGCGGTATTGAGCCGTTGTCAATGAGGATCAGTTCATAATCCTGTGTGTTCAGCCTGACGGCCTCAATGCACTCTTTGGTGAGTTCGTGTTGGTTATAAATAGGGATGATTACAGAGATCATGTCTTCCTCACCAGCACATTGTATTCAACGTAATATGCCCATCCTCTTTGAAGCCCGTCCACTGTTTCAAACTCTTCTGAAGTCAATCCTTCACCACCCCTTCTGAACTCAACGATGCTTGAGCCGGTCACCGTGAATGTGCATTTGTCGAACAATGCTTTAAGGTCCGCCATTGCCGTGTGAACTTCCGAGGATGATGCGCTTGTGGAAAAGATAGTGAACTGAACGAGAATGTCATCCAGCTTTTCCGTAAAGGTATCATCAGGTCTTGATGATATGTGCTGAAATACGGCATAGGGCGATACCGTACCATCCGGCGCATAGGTGTTGTAAAGCCTCCCGCCGATGTCGTTATAAAACGAATTGTGCGGCGCCGCGTTGAAGTATGTCATTAATCCTGTGTAGAAATTTTTCACGACGTTTCCTTCACTAATAAATCAAGATACTCATTCGCCATATTCGGGTTGATCGGCGGCGCGATAATAGAGAAGTATAAAGTCCCGAACTTGATTCTCATTGCCGACGTTATCCCTGACTGATACCTGATCCTCACGCGATGCGTGACCTGTGCGCTCGTTTTCATGCCCTCGATGACATCCGCCGCGCTCAATGGCCAAATCGCCGCCCAAACTTTATGCTCATCTTTCGCCGTTGCCCAAACATCCGTATATCCGCCCAAACCGTCAGCGGTAGATGTCTTGCTTTGAATCTCAATTCTCTTGTTTAGGCTTCCAGCGTTTAACATCAAAAACTCCACAACTTGTAAGAATACAGTAAATTGTAAACCGCCTTGTTCTCAAATATCTGCCTGTCGGTGTGAATCTCCCTCATGTTGTAATAGTCAGCGGCCAGCAGTTTAATTGCCGCCTTGATGGAATAGGGAACGTCAGCGGCCTTGGTCCAGCCGCAAACAAATCTGATCGTGATAGGATTACTCGGAAAAAGTGTATCTGACGGCCATGATTCACCATACGGCAGAACAATTCTTCCCCGATTCTCTTTGTTCGTTTCCACAAGGTAATCCGTCGTCACAACAAGCGTGGTTTCCGTCCCGTCACAGTCTTTATATTTGACCGATGTAACGGATTGAAGGTTCCCATAGGGCAGTTCAATGTAATCACCGTCAGGCCATTCGTTGAGACAAATATCATGTGTCTGAGTCAGTAAAGCCCTTGCCGTGAAATCCTCGACACGTTCCCTTGCGGTTAACAAAACGGCATTTAAAAGTTCATCCTCGTCGCTGTGGTCTATTCTCAGGTGAAGTTTTAACTCAGCCAAAGATACAGGTTCAAGAATCGGACGAACAACGCACCCTGGGCCTGTGGTTGCCGTTTCAGCGGTCAAAGGTACATCTTGAACCAGCATCAAGCCTTCAAGCTCGTATATCGAACCGTCAGAGGCCGTTGCCTTACAGGTGATTAAATAGTCCGTCCCGTCCGTCCCCGCCTTGACCCAAACAAAAACAGACTGGCCGCTGATTGACTGACTTGCTGGCGTGGTGATCGTGGCCGTGGCATCCACGCCGGTTGACACGACCTTTGCTGATACAACAGCCGATGAAATAGTCAACGTGCTGGCTATGGTCGAGAAATCAAACTCGATATAATACGATTCACCTGTCTGCTTTGTGCGGAATCTGTCCATTTTAAATTCCTTATGCTGCTGCCGCCGTGACTGTGTAAGTAACTTTCAAGGTGTCACCGTTGCCAACTGCCTGATCACCGCCGGTAAATGCCGCCGTACAGAACAACGTCCCGGAAGTCCCGGTTGCTGCCGATGAAAGGAAGGCCCCTTTGACGGTCATCGTGCCTGTAATGGGGAAGTCAACCGTGGCCGCGTTGGTAATGCTCTTGCTTGACGATGCCCCTTCTGTCCATTCAAGGCGGTTTCCGGTGTAGTCCGTTCCTTCCGTCCATCCGGCGTGAGAGGCGAGGGTGTCTGCTGCTGCCAATGTTCCCGTTCCTGTAATCAGGCCGATGTACCAGGTTGAAATCTGCGTGGCGGCGTGAAAATAGACGTTAAGGACACTGTTTAACCCTTCGTCCGTCGCCGCGTTATCAGCCTCTTTTTCCCATTTCAAGTTCCCGTCTTTGTCGAAACACTCAAACTTGAATTTACCTTTTAAATTGAAAGTCGATTCCATAATTCACCCCTTAATGTACATATTTGATGCTGTTATTATTGAATACCAGTGAAACTTTTAAATCCCCCGCCGCGTAAGTTATTGCACTCACGGAATATAAAATGGTAATATTCTTTACAATGTCATCAGCAATGATTAAGGAGTCCTGAAGGTCAGTCAGGATATTCTTCAGCATGGAATCCGTTATGCTGATGGAATCAGATTTATTGATTGAAGGATTGTTGGCAAGAGTATCACCAAGAGCAAACAGGTCAGATTTATTCAATCCGATATTATTAGCCAGAGCATCACCAAGGATAACCGAATCCGATAAAGCAAGATCAGTAATAAAATAAACGGTGCTGCCGTATCCTACTCCTGCGGAGTTTACAGCATAGGCACGAATCTGATATTTCTTCCCTGTTGTCAAACTGGCAATTGCTTCAAGGAAAACACCCAGACTAAAATCACCGTCATTATAAACAATGGTGTCCAGAATTGTCGGATCACCTGTATCACCAATCTTATAGCAGAATCCTCTGCGAGTGGAATTTTCTCCACCCAGTTCCGTAATTGTTCCATTGGCAGTTACGGAATCATCAGTCAGATCGGCAATGGCATCTGTGGTTAATGCAGGGACATTCCTCATCCACCAGAGGTCACCAGTATCAATGTCTTCATCATTGTGAAAAATGATATCTGCTGAATTATTGTAAATTATATCTGACATTTAATACCCCGAAAAGTCAAGGCTTCTGTCAATTCTCGTAAACTCACTTCTTCTTTCATAGCGTCCACCTTAAATATGTTTGATGATAACTGCCGCCCATGTACCCTAGTCGCTTTGTTCCTCTGTCATTTCGCTCCCTCTTTTTCTTTCAAGAGTTTTTCCAACTCAACTTTGGCAGCTTGATAGTCATTTTGCATCAGGACACTTTGCGCCTCGATCCTTGCGATGCGTTCCTGCATTAAGAGTATCTTCAAGTCCAGCATTGTCGGTTCAGAGTCATTCATTTATAATTCCTCCGGCACTTCGTAAAACTGGGTTGTCTTTACATAGTCGGCCATTACCTTTATCTCTGCTATTGTATCCAAAACCTGTTGAGTGGTGAGTGACGGATCTTCCAGCATCAGTTTCTGGAACTCTGATGTCCGCAATGGATCGGCAAGGATACTCGTTTTGACAGACTGTATCTGATCATTCAGCCGTACAACTGAATTAAGATGCTGTCGGACTGTGTAATAGAGTTCCAGTAATATTCTTCGATCTGTCCACGCCTGTTCATTTGCCATTTTATTTCTCCTTTATGTTGCGATCAGTCCATGCGTCCGCAGTCTTGCGAGCAGAGTATTTAACTGCGCCACCACATCATCTGCTCCTGTTGCGTCAGCCACCGCTGCACCCTGTACACCGATCAGTTTTGTCGCTCCCATATACCAGCCGGTTACGCTGGTATTTCCGAGGGTTGCTGTGTTAGAGCCGTTGCCAATAGCTGAATACCCGATGACTATTTCATTGGTATCACCGGAAGCTAAAGATCGAGTTTCATAGCCGAGGTAAACAGAGTTAGCTGAGGTTTGATTAGCGGCAGTCGCAGAAGTATAACGGCCTGCTGAGGATCCAATTGCGACATTAGCACTACCTGTAGTATTGGAATATAAGGTTGCGTATCCAATTGCGACATTAGCACTACCTGTAGCATTGCAATATAAGGCTCCGTTTCCAATTGCGGCATTATTGCTACCTGTAGTATTGTAATATAAGGCTACGTATCCAATTGCGGCATTATAATTACCTGTAGTATTGTAATATAAGGCTCCGTTTCCAATTGCGGTATTATTGCTACC